AAGCCAGGAGCACCTTTCATACCCTTCTTAGCCATGAACTTTCTAGTTCTTTCTACATTTATCTCACCCTTTCCACTATGATAATCTTCTATCATATCCATATCAGGTTTGTAATCAGAAGATATTTTTTTCTTTTCAGCAACTTTTAGATCTTGCTTCCTATTTTTCTTTGCAATAGCAATCGCAGCCTGTTGTGCAGGGTTAGCTGAATAAGATTCATTGTTACTGAACTCATCCTTTGTATTACTCGATAGGTTTTTCTTCTTCTCCTTTGCTGATATTGTTGGGCCACCTTTCTTATCACCATACTCATCTCTATCACCACAACTCTTCTCCATAACATATTCTTCTTTCCTAGTCTTCTTTTTCTTGACACAGTTTGGATATCTCTTACCAAACATAGTCTTCATACCTTTCTTCTCATACCCATCCCAACAGTCCTCTTGGATCTCAGGCATATAATTATCCTTGATCTGAACAGTAGGAGTCATGATCTCTTTCTTCTTTTGTTTTTTTCTTCTCTCAATTTCTTTATCTATTCTCTTCTTCATGAACTGATTAGCTGGAGAAGTCTGATCCATACCACCAAACTTTTTACGAAGTGCTTCTAAATTATCATCAGTCTGTCTCTGCATCTTAGCATCTTCTAAGATAGCCATGAAACTTTCTTTGCTGAGACCCTTTGTTTTCTTACCTCTTCGTTCTGCATGATCTGCTCTTCTATCTCTTTGAATACCACCGCCAAGTGCAAGAGATCCATGAGGATTACCATAGCGTTCTAGTCTCTTACCTGACCTCTTATGATCTGGTAATAACTTGTCAACCTTTGCTTCGTTCACTTTTTTCTTCTTAGGTTTATCAGTACTAACATATGTAGGTTTTGCCGCACCTGACTTAGACTGTTGGCCTGGATCTGCTGCCTTCTTTCTTCTTGCCGCAGACTTTCTTTCTGCCTTAGTCATACTTGCTCTCTTAGATGATGATACACACTTAGGAGTACCCTCACCTGGCTCATCACTAGCACAAGTTCCACCTGTCACTACATTGACCCAACCACCTTTACCATCTTTAGACTTAGATCCCTTGAACCACTTATGTAAACTACCTTCAGTCCTTAGTTTACTTGTAGGAACAATTTTATTTGTTACTACTGGTGCTTTCTCTGATGCCTTTTTAAGTTGTTCTTGTCTTTCAAGTTTTTTCTTATCGGAATATTTCATTCCTTCTGGGTTTTGTTCTTCTTTTACTTCTTTCTTCTCTTTCTTTTTCCTTTCAAGATAGGCTTTCATCGCACCCTTTGGTTTACCATCTCCTTTATAGAAACCATAAGCTTGACCCTCTTGATGAATTTCACCCCTAGCAATTCCTCTCAAGAAGCTTCGTGTCTCATTCTTCTCTTCTGGTGTTTTGTATTTCTTAGAGTATCTATCTATTAATTTGTTTTGTTTATCTGCTTCGCCAGGTCTAGCTTTTATTATATCTTTTTGATCTGTGTCAGTCTTTTGTCTATTATATAATCTTTTCTCAGCAGAGGGTATGATTCTTTTTTCTTCAAGATCATTACCTTCTTTATGAACAGTTGTCATAGATTTAGCTTTTTGTTTTACTCTATCCATAATTGATGTTCCAATCATTTTTAATTTTTTGTCTACTGAATATGGATTGTCTTTCTTCTTAACTTGGTCTGTGGGTAAACTTATCTCGTTCACTGGTGTCTTAGGAATCATGACAGGTTCCATCATCTTTCTTTTAGCCCAGTCATCTGGAACCATAAGATGTTTGGTCTTAAATGCCATGTGTAATGTTGTAGTATCAATATTATTATCCTTTGCAATCTTCTTCATTAATTTATCTACCTCATCATAGGCAGGGTAGTCCATCTTACAAAGACCATCTTCTAGTTCCTTGACATAATCTTCTTTTATTTTCTCAGGTAATCCTTTGTGTTTAGTTGATGCCATTTTTTTAGAATCCTCATCACTTATGCTGGAAGCAGCTCTTTGAATCTCAGGCGTTTTTTTCCCCTTGAAAACACCCTTTTTAATCGCTCTAATAATTCCGAAGAATCTTTGTTGTTTTTTTGAGACTGCTGGCATGTCATGTACCTAATCCTCTTCCTGATTTCATATTCTCTTTACTACCATATCTCGCTTTTGTTTCTACATATCCCTTTGTATTACTACCGTATCCCATCTCCTTAGCATCTTTCTTGAGTTGTTGGTTCGCCTTATGTTGTTTGAGATACTTACCTTCACCACCAGACTTCTCACCTTTGACTTTCTTTGGTTGATTACTACCACTTCTCATGATAGCACCCTTACCATACTTATCTGTAATAGACTTCTTGACTGCATCTAGTACAGCATCCCTAGAGTTTGATGCTGGTTTCTTTGTTCCGCCTTTGTCATAACCCATCTCTTTCTTGAGACGAGTGGCCTCTTGAAATTGTTGAAAGTTCTTCACTTCTTTTTACCTAAGTCCTTGAATGATCCTTTGCCCTGTACTATTTTAGATTGCTTAACGTCAACTCTATCTTTCTCATAACTGTCACGGTAATCTACAGGCATTCCTCTACCAGTGGTGTTCTGATTATACTTCTTATCTTTCAAGACATTTTTATTGTAGTCTTTATTGAACTTTCCACTTGTTTTTCTATTCTTAAACCTCGCTTCATCATTACTTCTACCCAGTTTATCTGCAAGATTCTTACTTATTTTAGTACTTGCAGCATTCTTTTGAGCATCAGACATACCAGCAGTATGTGATGCAAAGCGATTCTCATCAAGTAGTCCAAGATCACCTCTCCAATCAGAGAATCCTTCCTTCTTAGAACTGTTACCCCAGTTCTTTGCACCCTTCTTACGACACTTAACTAATGCTCCAGAAGCGTATGCAGAAGGCCAAACACTGTAACGTGACTTCACCTTATGGTAACAAGCATCCTTTGTACCACTACCTTTTCCTTTCTTATCTTCCTCGTCTAGTTCTACCTCCGAGTTCATGAGAGCTTCTACAACTGCGTCTTGTGAACCCCAAAGATTAAGTTCATTTATAAATGTCTCTACTAATTCTATATCGTCCCACCTATCAATATCATATCCCTCTTCTGCTAATGCTCCTATCCAAGAATCAAACTCCTCTCTGTAATCATTATGTTCTTGTAACTTTAATGCCTCCCACTGTGATCTATATTTACCTAATGGTTCGTAAGAATCTTTTACCTCTTTCCTTGCTTCAATCTTTTTCTTTTGCCAAGAGTCTAAAGCATCTACAGGACGACCACCCTTTGACATCACCTCTTTTTTATGTGCTTGGAACTCAGCAGCACTCTTAGCTCTTTTATCAGCAACTTCTTGGTTTGCAGCGGCTTGGGTAGCAATCTTTTTCTTTACGTTCGCCTCACTTCTTTGTAAAGCAGGAGATAATTCTTCGTAAATTGCAGAATATGCCTCAGAAAGTTTGTCCATTTTCAACGGATACAGTATAGCTATCATAACGTATTTATTATATCAATAAATAGAAGACAGGGACTCTATAATTTTTAGCTAAATGGCTCGTCAGGGAATATTTACTGGATTCACACCGAACGATGGACTGGGAGATTCCCTAGCCTTAGGTGCTAGTAAGGTCAACGCAAACTTTTCAGAAATATATACTACCTTTGGTGACGGAACAAACCTTAGTCCCAATGCAGGGAGTGCTGGTACTTGGACTAAGGCGGGGAACACAGGAATATACACAAGTAAGAACGTAGGTATAGGAACAACTCTCCCCACTGCAGCTCTGTATGTGTCTGGTAACGCACAGTTAACAGGTATTACAACTGGAACATTCGTTGGAGATGGATCTGGTCTAACTGGTGTGACTGCAACAGGTTCTGGTGTTGTCATCAAAGACAGTGGTGTTCTAGTTGGTGTTGCACAGAGTCTTAACTTCGATAACAACTTAGATGTTACACAAGTATTTGGTGGTAATGTCACAGTTTCTGCTGCTGACACAGTAGGATTTGCATTTACCTCTGGATTCTCTACTACATCTGGGTATGCAGACGTTGCTGGAGTATCTACAACATCAGGAACAGCTGGGTTCGCTGACACGGCAACACTGGCATACAGTGCAAACTTCGCCACAGTCGCTGGTATTGTAACATACGCATCTGCATCTGGAGTCTCAACTAACTCAGGTGTAGCTGAGTATGCAAAGGTAGCTGGTATCGCATCATACGTTGCCAATGCAGGGTTCTCAACCATGGCAGGGTATGCACACACAGCTGGTATCGCCTCAGTCGCACAGAATTTAACAGGAACTCCATCAATAGTTGTTGATAATGTCAATGGTCTTGGAATTGTAACCTTTCCAGGCCAAGGTAGTAAGATGCGTTTTGACTTTGACGCAACAGGTGATATGCCTACTGCTACAAGTTGGAGAGGTATGTTTGCATGGGCAAACAATACTAAGACTGCGTATGTTTCTAGTGGAACCACAATGGGTGGTTACAATGGTTGGAGACAGATACTTCATGGTGATCATCTAGGAAACTACTTCACTGTAGGTGTTGTAACTGCATCTAAGTTTGCTGGTGATGGATCTGAACTTACTAACTTACCATCAACAGATAGTATTTGGAGATCAAATACAACTGGTATTCATACCTTAACTAACATTGGTATTGGTACTACTAACACAGAAGGATATAAACTTAACGTACTAGGTAACTTCAAGTTACAAGGCAGACTGGACGGAACTGCAACAGGTAATATTCTACCTCACCTATGGACTAATTACAATGATCTACCAGCTGCTGGAATCAATCACGGTGCATTTGCTCATGTTCATGAATTTAACAAGGCATATTTTGCTCATAACATAGGAACCACAATCAATGTTACAGTCAGTACCGACACTGTGGGCGGTCAAGCAACAGGTGTATTCTACTTTAATGGTGTAGAAAAACCTGGCAATTTCCCCATTGCAAGAGGTGGTACTTACATCTTAAACCAAGATGATGCAAGTAACGTAAACTATAACAGTCAAGAAC